CTTGAAATTGTATAAATTTCTCTGCTTGTTTCACAGTATCAAAACTTTTAGTTTGTATTTCTTGATTTTTAGTTCCATAATCTGTAAACCATACAAGTTCGTACCAAGTTTCATCTTTGTCATCTGTGTTTTGAAACAATTTGTGTTTGTAAAAAATTAAATTCTTTTTCATTTTGTTAAGTTTTGCATATTAACTTCATTGTTAATAATACTTAAAGATATATATAAAATATATAACTACCAAATTAAATAACATTATTTTCATTCCATTCTATTTCATCTCTTAATTCATCAGCTATAAGCAATGCATCATTACGTTGTTCTCTAAATTTGCTATTCATCATTTTGCAATTCGCTAAATGAGTTTGCAAGTTGTTTACATAAAAGAATATATCAATTAATAGTTCTTGCATTATAATTAACTCTTTGTCATCTATATTATCATTTACTTTTTTATTTAAAAGTTTAGTAAATAATATTGAGTTATTGTAAAAAGAAAGATCTTTAGTGTTTTGTATTTTATTCATCAATTTTAATTCTGTTGTTTAAAAGTTCAATAACGCTAAATATAATGTTTTCTTTTTCTTCTTTGCTAATAGTTTTTTCTTTAACTCTTACCCAAAAATGAATTGAATCTGATGGGTTTAATATATCTTTTAATAGATTGCCAAATTTTCTCATTGGCCTAACAATTTTATAAACTCTATTTACTTTCATTATAATAATTTTAATTCTGTTTTAATATTATCTAAATACATTTTTTGCATTTTATCATTTTCCTTAACAACTTGATTGATTATAAAAGGAAGATCTTTAAATAATTGATCTGTGTTATATATTAACCATTTGTCATCTCCGTAGCCTATATGCATTTCGCCATCGCTACAATATAGATTAGAAGTTTCGTGTATGTAAGTAGTTTTTCCAAATTTATATTCTTTAGCTTCTTTTAATTGTTTTTTCAAATCTCTTATTAAAAAGATAGCATTAGCTAATTTTTTTTTATCTGTCATAATTTAAGAATGTTGATACCTAAAGTTTGCAATGTTTTTATAAGATTTAACCACCCATTCTTTTTGGTATGGCCTTAAATTTTCTGCTGTTAATAGCATTTTTAAAGTTGATTCAACATCTATTAAAGCTGAGTTATCTTCGAAAGTTAGTTTCATTTTATTAAGTTTTGATTAATGATATAACAAATATATATATAATATATTTAATATACAAACTTAATTTATCTTGTCAGGATCCGGCGCCCATTCTAAATAATTACATTTTTTACATAACCAAATAAAACCATTTTGAGCAGAACCTATGTAAACGTAATCATTATCGCATTTTTTACATTGTTTATTGTATGGCATATCTTCCAAAATTAGGTCTTGATAGTATTGAATAAGTTGCGTAACGCACTGCGTCTGTAATGTGGTTATTTTTATCCTCAGGAATGTTAGTTAAATTTCCTGTTCTATCTTGTTTCCATTTATAATTTCTAAACTCTTGAATAGCATTTTTAGAATCAGATGTAATATGAATTTTATATCTTTTTAATAAATCAATTCCGGCATTAACTGAATCTTTGCCTTTTAAACTTGGAAATATATTCCAACCCATTCTTCGCAATTCAGCAATTAAGCGAGGTTCTGCTGAATCAAAATAGATCTGTTGTCTTTGGATCCCAACCTCTTTAAATGTTTTATGTATATCAAGTGTTGTCATCATTGTTCTATATAGATGCTCTTTAATATATAAATTATAATCTTTAATATGAACACTAACTAAAGTTGAAGGATCATTTGTAAATCCTGCGTCTGCACCATAACTAATAAATTTAGCATCATCTGGTATTTTATTTATCTCAACATATTTAAAAATAGTATTAATGCTCGTTGCTCTCTCTCCTAATCCATAGATTTGCCAATACTGATCATCTGTTTCTTTTAATCTCTCAATCTCAAGTTTTATAATATCCTCTAAAAAAGGATTATCTAAATAAGTTGTCTTATAAAAATCGCAATCCTCTCTTGTAAGAACTTGATCATATATCCAATGATACTCATCTGAGGGGTTAAAATCTAATATAACTCTTTCTTGTGTTCTAAAGATTAATTGTCTCCAGTCATCAATATATAATTCATTTCCCTCATTAATAAAAAGTAGATCTCTTTTTCTTCCTCTAATTTTTTGCGATTGATCTAACGATGTAAATTCAACTAAGTTGCCAAAAAGATTATACTCGCTATTTGATTTGTTATGAAAATCCTCTCTGTATATTTGATGTTGATTTAATATCTGTAAAAAATCTCTTAATACTGTTGCTCTTAAACTTGGAAATGTTTTACGGCAAATAGTTATTATTTTATTTCTATTATTAATACAATAATGAAAAATTATATAAAGAAGAATATTATATGTCTTTCCTGATCGAGTTCCGCCCTGCTCAACTATTATTTTTTTATTGCTATTTACTAAATGCTTATAAACAATATTAGTCTGAATCTTCGGTTTTATCAATTATCTCAATTTGAAAGTTAGTTGGCATTCCGTCTGCTCCTGTTATTTCTTGTCTTTCGATATAGCCTCTTTTCTTGCCTTTTGTTTTAAGATAAAAAATTGTTGCAGCTGTTGAGTTTTCAGATATTTGTTTATGCAATTGGCTCTCAGCAAAATCTAATGCAACATTTTGTAGATCATCAACTTTCTTTTTAAAAGACTCATCATTATTATACCAATCGTAATAAGTTGTTCTTCCTATCTCAGTTTTTTTACAAGCTGTTGTTACAACCCCTAAGCTCTTTTCTAATGCTTCTAATAATGCTTTTTTACTATGTTCGGTTTTGTTCATCTTATTGAGCTTAAAAATTCATTTCTAACAACAGAATCCTCTTTAAATTTTCCTAACAATTTATTTGTAGTTGTTTGAGTATTATGTTTTTTTACTCCTCTCATTTCCATACACATATGCACTGCGGTTAATGATACGGCAACCCCCTTTGGATCTAATTCATTCCAAAGAAACTCTGCTACCTGAGTTGTTATTCTTTCTTGATTTTGTAATCGCCTTGAATATGTTTCAAGAGTTCTTGCTAATTTAGATAATCCTACTATCTTTTTATTTGGTATATAAGCAATATGGCCCTTGCCAAAGAAAGGTGCTATATGATGTTCGCATAAAGAATGAAAAGGAATATTTTTTTGTATTATCATTTCATCGTAGCCCTCGCCCTCAAATGATGTGCAATTCCATTTAGGTGGATTTAAAAACTCTTTAAAAAATTTAACATATCTTTTAGGTGTTTCTCTTAATCCCTCTCTTGTAACATCTTCTCCAAAGTATTGTAAGAGTCTTGTGATATTATCTTCTACAGTTTCATCTGTATCTTTTTCTTTAACCTCCCAAGGAAAAACTAACCATTGATTTTGTAGCTCAATTCTTTTATCTATTAAAGCAACAAAAGGTTTGTCATATTTTTTATATTTTAATTTAGTTGCACCGCTATCAATAAGATCATCAATTATAATATCAGCATCTTCTATTTTATCAACTGCTCTACCTGTCATTCCTGATACTATTTGCCCTCCTCTTGGCACTCCAAAAAATGTTTTATCCTTTGGTGTATTCTCAAGTATAGTTTTTAAGCGATCATAAACGACCTCCCAACTTACGTAACTTTTTTCCATAAATTAATTTGATTAATAATAATACAATAAATATTGTAAAGATGTTAATGTGATGCGAATGCTCGCAAAATCCTAAAATGTGTTTTATAATTTCCATAATTAAACTCCTGTTTTTTTATTCCAAATTTCTATATGTAACCTTGTTGTGAAATTAACATAATTTTTTATTGCTAACTCTACAACATTTAATTTATTCTCATTTAGTAGATCTTGATTTTCTCCTGCAGGCATTAAATATATTTTATTTTTATCTACTATATCATAATAAAGCTCTTTAACCTCATTCCATTCTTTTAAATCGTTTATGACAAATTTAAAAATTGAGTTATGTTTATTAAGTTCTTTTATAATCTCTGGACGTATTTCATAAACTCTTCTAAACCTTTTTGTTGCATTGTTGGTTCCCCACCTGTTAAAATAATGTGAGCGCCTTGTTTTATTGCTTCTATACATTCTTTATCTAATATTTCATTAACATTTTTTGAGGTTGCTTTCATCCATACCTCTATTGTATCGCATCTAAATTCTGCTCCGTTATGTAACTCTCCATCGAATTGAGTTCCCATTCCTCCGCACATTAAATTACAACCTCCAAGCCTAACAAATACACTTGGGATCCCAACAGTCTTGCCCTCTCCTTGGATTGAGTAAAATACCTCGCTAATCGCTAATTTTTGGCTCATATATTATTTTACTTGTTTTTGTTTCAGCTAATTCAATTCTTTCAATTGGCATCTTAGCTTCGTTTTTGATTCTATTGAATAACCATATTGCCATATTCTCTGCAGATGATTCAAAAGGAACTTCTCTGTATGGCTCATTTGCAAATTTTAATATATCGCAAAGTGGATCCTCATTCCATAATATAAAATAATGATCATAGTATTTTATTATTGGCTCTACTTTTTTGTCAATATCGCTAAATAACATTGTAACGCCATTTACCATTGTATCAAAATTAAATACGCATTTAACATCATAAGTATGGCCGTGTAATCTCCCGCATTTTTCTCCTGCAGTTTTATTTCTGTGACCTGCATAAAAATAATATTTCTTTTCAATTTTCATATCCAACCTTTTTCTTTAGCTATATAAAAACCTTTTACTCTAAGCTCTGTTGCAGGATTATCTTTATTTCCATAACCCCATTCGTTTTTTGTCATATCGCCATTGTAATCAGTTAATGTGTCATTTATAATAATATCTAAACAATTTAAATCATTTGCCATTTTCCAAGTTTCTGCTTTATCTAAATACATTAAAGGTGTATGGATCCTATAATCTCCTGCACCTAAGCCTAAAGATAAAGTAGTTTGTAATGAATCAATAGTTGTTTTTCTACAATCAGGATAGCCACTATAATCTGTTTGGCAAACTCCTGTAATTAAATCATTAATTCCTTGCTCTGCTCCATAACTTGCTGCAATAGTTAAAAATAGTATATTCCTGCCTGATGTAAAAGATGCCGGCAAACTATCATCAATGTAAGATGCTTTCGAATGATCTGAATGTTCTGTTAATGATGATGATGCTAACAAACCTTTTATGTCAAATATTTTATATTTTATATTTAATCTTGATGATATTTTTTTAGCCTGTTTTAATTCTTGTTTATGGCTTTGTCCATAATCAAAACCTATGGCCTCTACATAATCAAAATGTTTATTGGCCCAATACAAACAAGTTGTTGAGTCTTGCCCTCCTGATAATAATACTAATGCTTTTTTCATTTATAAATTGTTTTCTGCGTATTGGCTAAACTTTAACCATTCTGTAAAATTATGCAATGCGCCTTTTCTTCCTTTTAATCTTTTGCCCTTTGGCTCTATTTTTGTTAGGGTATTATTTTTAAATAAATATAAAAACCCCCCTCTATTACCATAAACCCAAGCAGTAGAGTCAACAGAATAAAACTTATATTTTTGTAAACCTTTTAAATTTGTAAAACCTAATCCGTGAACTTTACAATTATTCTCTCTTGCTATTCTTAATAATAAAGAAAATATATCGTATTCATTTTGTTTAATCTCTTTAGTTACTATACCGCCTATAGAAACGTAATCATATTCTTTTACCATTTTATGCCAATAATCTAAGCCTCTACTTTTATGCCAAACAGGAATACTTTTTTTATTAGTTAATCTCTCTAATTTATTTCTTAATCTTTCAACCTCTTTAATACCTACAACACTGTCAATATCTAATTCAATAAATAAATCAATCTTGTGTTTATTAATAAATTCAGCATAATTTTCAATATAACGATCCCAATCAGGAGATTCTTTTAAACCATTTAAATAAGTAAAAGCTCCTGAGTCAAGTAAGAAATCTTTAAAAAAAGGTCTAAGATTTAATATCCATTCATCTTGGCCTTTTAAATAAAAGTAACTTTCAAGAATTAATGGTTTATGAGTTTGGATTAATTCGTTGTAATCCCCTGCCCATTTATAACCAGAATTGCCACCTGCTAAATATACTTTCATTGCTTCTTTCCAATAGTTTTTTATATTGCCTGCTGTCGTTGCTCCTGATAAATATAATTTCATTAATGTTTTCCAGAGAGGAGATAAAGGTCCTCGAATGCATATATAAATTTGCATTATCTATTTTAATAAATTAAATATAATATCTTCTTTGCTTCCCTCTTTTTTGTTTAATTGATCTATTACAAAATTATAATCTTTTTCATTATACTCTAAAATTATTTTATTTGTTTCTTCTTTATCTTCCATATCATCAGAAAAGAAATCATCAAGATCAATATCTTTAGTGTCCCAAACATCTAAACCCCATTCGTTAAGATCTGAGTTTTCAAATTGATTCGCTAATATATCCCAATCCCATTCTCCAAAACCTACATTGTCTTTTATAATAAATTCTTTTTTTTGTTTATCAGTTAAATCCTCAGCCCTTAACACATAAACTTCTTTAAAACCTGCTTTTATTGAGGCTTTAAATCTCATATTGCCACCCAATATAACATTATTCTCATCAACTACTATCGGTCTTAAATTCATCATTTTAGGAAATTCTTTGATGCTTTCAACTAATTTGCTAAATTTTTGATCTTTAATTAATCGAGGATTATTTAAATTTGATTTTATTTCTGATACTTTAATTTTTATAGCTTTCATATATATAACGTAATAATTATTTTTTTTTAAAAGACAAATTTATTTTGATCTTTTTGTTTTGCCTCCTTTATTTGTTTTATGCCAAATATAAGTTTGATCAAATTCATTACAAGCTATAAATTTAATTTTTTTATTTTTTAATTTTTTTCTCATTCTGTTAATAATTTTAAAAGATTAAAACATTCAATATACTTTAATTTTGCTTTGCTTTTATATTGTTTTTTAAATAATTCATAAAGTTTTTTTGTGTATTGATATTTAGTAGAGCAATCTTTAAAATATTTTTGTGCAAACTTAACCCCCTTGCCTTTAAAGAAATTTACGTTGTCTGCTGTGTCGCCAACTATCATTTGCTCATAAAAATTATATAATGCTTCATCTTCTGATATATCAAGAATCGTTTTATGTTTATAATGATAATTATAAATTAAGGCTGGAAATTGTTTATAATCTTTATCTATTGATATGATCATTACATTATCCCTGCCAAACTGATTTGATAATTCAAACCAATACCTTGCAACCATATCATCTGTCTCAATACCATAAGCAAATTTGCTCTCGTATGTTTTTTTTACGTAATCGTGCATAGGGTGTAACAGAGGTGGGAGTGTTTGTTTTTTTCTATTAGCTTTATAATTTTTAGATAGTTTTTTTCTAAAGTTGCCTTTGCAACCATTAAAAGTAATAACCTTTTCTATCTCGTATTTTTCTTCAAGATCATTAACTATTTTCATAAATTGCTCATCAAATTTATTAATTGAATCAGCAATATCAGTATAAAAAATATTTTCTATATCATCTGTTTTTGGCCTATAACAACTTGCAAAAACTAAGCTGTCTGCGTCAAATAATAAAATCATTCTTTATTTATTTTTTTATATCGTGGGGAAGAAATAATAGGCTGTTTGTCATTGTGTATAGTTTCTTTATTTATAATTTGCCCTTGCAAATCAACTACTGTGTAATTATGCTCAACTAATAATTCAATTGCTAAATTTATTTCTTTTGCCTTTTCTCTATAATGATTAAAAATCTGATTTTCAAATGCGTGTGGTGTATGTCCCATTTTTATTTATTTAAAATTATATTTATAATTATGTCTTTCAACTTCTATTTTTTGATTTGCAAAACAATTCATTCCGTTTATATGTGAATCAGTTGGAACAAAATAATGCCATTTTTTTTGTCTTGGTATATAATAAAAAAACATAGCACATCTCTTATTTGTATTTTTTTCAAATATAATCGTTGCTGAATGATCGCTTGTAGGTATTATTTCTTGTACCTCAAAAGTTTCGTTATTAAAGTTATTTGCCCTGTTTTGATTAGAATATCTATTTTTAACTATAATGCTAAATTCTTTGAGTTGTTTAGCAATATCTTTATTCATTTATTAAATCTAAATCAAGTTCCTTAGCTACATAATTAATATGCTTTTGAGTTGTTTGCGACCAATAACCTAACTGAATGAGTTTATTGTCTTCAATAGTTGCTACGTGGGTGCTATAACTATATACCCAATTTCCTAATAAAGTTAAATTTGTTTTGTATTTTCCTAATTTCGTCATAATTTATATTTTCATTAAATATATAAAATATATATTAGATATTCAAATTTATTTTGCTTGCTTGATTTTCTTTTAATAAATAAACAGGTTTTAATAATCTTTTCTTTGTCCACATTGTTGTATCAGGACAATACATTTTAGTTTCTTTTGGAAGTTTTATTTTATTTAACCAATATAAAAAATTGCCTTTAGGATCATTAACGAAATATAATTTTACAACCTCTGGATCCATCTTCATTAAAGCATCATATTTAAATTTCTCAAGCATTTTCTCCTCATAGTATTTATTTCTAAATTTCATTTCAATAACACAAGGTTTGCCTTTTCTTGTAAAACCGCAAGCATCATAATGTTTAAAACCATCTCCAGTCCACTCAAGATCCCAGCCATCAAAATTCATAAATTTTACAACAGCCTGCTCAAGTTTTTTAATAGATTCAATTCCCATTATCAAATATTGAGTTTAATTCTTTTATCCATTTATTTATTGTATGGAGAGAACAGGTGCAGGGATAATGTATAGGATGCTTGTAATATTTTGAGTGCAACTTGCACAAAAGTTTATACTCTCTGTTTTGTAAGTCATTGTTTGATTGTCGAAACTCGAGCCATTTATTGTAATCATCTTTACTAAATTTTACCATCTTTTAATTTTTATATCATTCCATTTTTTGCGCCTTTTATCGCACTCGCAATCAGGATTAATTTTTTTATAAATGTATCGTATGCCTGTGTATTTTGTAAAATAATAAACTAAATCTCCTAATTTCATATTACTTTTTTTAATCTTTCTAAAACTTTCCTATATGTATTATATAACGAGTGGTAAGGAATATTTGTCTTTCTTGATAGTTTTGCAACTGATTCGTTGCCCTCTAATAATTGATAAACTTTTTTATCATACCAATATAATTTATTTAATTCTTTAAGAACTTTATTATATGAAGCTTGATAATTAACATCATAATTATCATTAAAATATGAAATTTGATCATCAATGTTAAGTATAATTATTTTAGCTTCTTTTCTTTTTAAATCTAAGAACATACTTTTAAGAGTTTTAAAAATATAGAAGTAATTATAATCATCATCATAATTAATATCTAAACCATTATTAAGATTTCTTTGTATTTTAATATACATTTCTTGGACTATATCTTCTGCAGTATCTTTGTTACAACCAAAGGAAGATACAATATCAATCCAAATTTTATGTTTTTGGAAAATTTTAGATAACAAAACTTTTAATCATATTTAATTTTTAAGTGGGTCGTATAGGTCCCCTATTATTTCAGGCAATCCTATTTCGTTAACTTTAAAACTAAACGTATCAAATGAGAATCCTCTGCTTCTTTTACATTTTACTGTTACCCATTCTTTATTTACTGTGTTTGCTTCTAATTGAATTTGAGTTTCTGTCTTTTTTTCTATAAATGATCCAAGGTGTCCTGTCATTTTATCGGATCCAAAGTTTGAATGAATAACACAAATTATATGGCATTTATAATTTGAAGACCATTCCATAATTTTTTGAATACAAGCATTAGATTCCTCAATATTATTAACATCTGAAACTAAATCAGCAATGCCGTCAATAATTAATAAGCCTGTATTTTTAACTTTATGCTCTAAACAATACTCAATGAACTCAATTCTTGTTTTGTAATTTAATGTTCTTAATCCAAAAGTATAATAAAATTCTGAATAATCCGAATCATTCATATCTAAGGCCCTTTTAAAACATTTTTGAGCGTGCCATTTGCCTTGCTCAGTATCAATATGAATTAAGTTTTTATCTTCTCTGTGGCCTTTTATATTGCCTCCAAATATATTTTTTTTGCCTAAATAAACTGAGGCTAATAAGGATATAAAAAAAGTTTTTTTGGTTTTAGGGGGTGCGCTTACAACAGAAAAGTTGCCGTAAGTTCCAATAGGTATCGGAAGCAAAAGATCTCCCTTTGATGATTTTATTAATTTTTCTCCTAAAGATAATGCTACGGGTGGATATTCAATTGTTTTTTTAGCATCAATTTTGCAATCTTCTTCAATAGCTTGCATTGTTAAATATTGTATTGTCTGTTTTTCGTCAAGTCTTAATTGCATTTACTAAATATATTATTTTTTCTTATGCAAATTATATTTTTTTTCAACCTTAAAATAATGTTTTCTAATTCTATTATTTGCTTTAATTTGTTTGTCTGTTAATTTTTTCATAAAAAAAAAGGAGGTAAAAATTACCCCCTTAATTAAATAATATTAAACTATCTCTCCAATAGTAGTATAATATTAAAAAGGTAAATCATCATTATTAGATTCAACAACTTCTTCTTGTCTCTCAGCTAACTTTATAATTTCGTTATGCCAAACAACTTTACCGTTGCCTAAATAAGTTTTTTGAGCTTTAGCCTCTCTTTCCTCTTTAGTTTGTGAATCCATTATAGCTACGTTATTTCCGTATCTTGTATCATCATTAACTGAGATAGTTAGGTTATAATAAACCGCACCATCTTTTCCTTTAATAAATTTTTCTTTAGGTAGTTTATCTACCCTTATACTTGCTTTAATAATTGCTCCCATATTTTATATATTTAATTGTTTAATAATTCGTTTCTGATATAACTATTCATTGTCATTCTTTTTGCTTTAGCTTTATTTCTTATAATCTGTTTATCTTCTTTAGTAACTTTAAGATGAATAGTTTCATTATAATTTAATTGATTAATTTCTTCCATATTTAATTGTTTAATAATTCATTTCTTATATATCCTGATAAGGACATTCTTTTTTCTTTTGCTTTTTCAGTTAAATAATCTTTGTCTTTTTGACTTAGTTTCAACAATAAAGCTGCATTTAATTTATTCATCTATTTTAAAATTTAATAATTTATTTTCAATGTCTTGAGTTATAATATAATGCTCTTTTATATCGTTTATTGTTTTGCCTTTGCTCATAGCATCTAATGCATTTTTAAACTGAGGTGTGTTATTTATTAACTTAGGTTTGCTTTTTTTTTTAATAGCTAAATTGCCATCATCATCAATCGCTTGTAAAGCTAATAAACTTTGCAAAGTATATCGCCTAAAATAAGTAATTGCGGATCCAAGTTTTTGAGCATCTAAATCATTTGGTAAAGGCATAGAGGATTCAACAGATCCACCATCTAAATCAAAAATAATACTTCTAACTTGATTATCTGTTATTGGCTGCAATAATAAAAGATTATGTTTTTCTAATAATGGCTTTAATTGGCCTATTAAAGAATTAATATCAAAATACTTTGATTTATAAAAAGGGTTAGTTGCATCTTTACTAATTGATCCAAGTTCACTTTGTAATTTATATAATTTAGAGTAAATATTTTGTTTCATATTACTATTCTGTTTTGTTGAGTTACTTCTAATTTAGCTTTTACTGTTTCAATTATGCCTTTTGATTTTTTTAATAAATCATTAGATAGTTTAAGTTGATCTCTTAAATCGTTTACTTCTTTTTCTTTTTGCTTAATAATTGATTGATAAAAACCAACTTGAACATAATGCTCCTCGTAAGTTATTGTTCTTTCCATTTATATATATTTTATATTTAAAACAAATATATAAAAAATAAATCAATAAAAAAAGGGCTAATATAAATTAACCCTCTTTTCTACAAAACGAAACAGAACACATTCAAATATAATTATAATAATTGATTTACCAAATTATTGTAATATAAAATCATTTCTTTAAGATCTTCATTACTATATTTTACAGTTTGTTTAGATTTAATTAATAAATCCTCTGCAACCCCATCGCCATATTTTTTTTCTAAATTTAATCCAAATACATATTGTCTTCCTTGTTGCATAACATTACAACCATAGCACTGAACTTGACAATTTGTAGGATCCCAACGAGTTGAATAAGATGATCGAGATTGAAAATGTCCACATTGCATATTTTTTTTATAATGGCTTATTTTACCACAAGTAAAACATTCAACCATTTCATCTTTTGCTTCTCTAAGTCTTATATATAAACTGAATACAGTATCAAGTCTTTTAACTATATTTTTTCGAGATATTTTTTTCATTTATATAAATAAGATATTAACTAAAACAAACAAAAACAAAAAACAAACAAATCCCCAAAAGAAAATAAAAACAAAAAGAAAGAAAAAGCCTCTAAAAATTTATTTTTTTAATTGCCTGATCCAAACACCGTCCATCTTTATTAGGTTGTGTAAGTTTTGCTTTTAGCTTTCTAAATATATAAAAAAATATTTTACTTTTTTAAAATAGATGCAGTTTTTTCTATACCCCTTGAAGTAAAATAAAATCCTAAACTCATTATAACAATTTGGCCTAACATAGAAACGTAATTGTCTTGTATGTTAAAATTACCAATATTGCCATCTGTAATAGAAAATATTGTATAAAGTATTAGAGAGAATATAGTTAATAAAGGTCTTATATTCTTGCTTAACCAACTATCCGAAACCATATCGTTTTGGTGTCTTAAACTAATTTCTTTTTCTAAATCAATTTCTGCTTTAATAAAAACTTCTTCCATTTCCTTTTCAAACCTCGCTTGTTCTTCTTTACTAAAAACGTGATTGCCTATTATATTAGATAATTTTTCAGCAATACTTATTCCTGAACCCCCAAATAATTTAGCAAATATTTTTTTCATTAATTATAAAATTTAAAATGTAACACAATAAAAATTATATAGATATTTAATTCTTCAAAATCTTTTTTATATTCTTTTCCATAATAACTAAAACCTAATAAAGGCCCTATTAAAAATCTTTCAATAATTGCAAACTCAAATCTCATTAACAATTTTTGCAGCCTGTATAAGTATAGTATTTGCCTTTTCTTCTAATTTCTAATGCCTGTTTACGATTATCTTTTTTACTAACGTAAGAAACGTGAATCCATTGTGGCTCTCCTTTAATTGGGTATTCAGAAATAACTTGGTCAAAATCTAAATTTTCGATAATATAATCAAACATTTCTTTATTTGTTTTCTTGCCCATTGTTGTAATATCAATAGCCTGTCCAACTAAATGAGCTGATGTTTTTGATGCTCCGTTAATTCTTGAATTTAATTCTTCTGAACGATAAAAACTATTTATTTTGATAGGACCGCCTACCCATTCTCTTAATGGTTGAAATACTTTTTCTGCTAAAAGTTCCATATTTTCTAAATGCTCTTTTTTAGGCTTATTAAAAATACCTAATTGTTTAGCAGTTAAAGAATAAGTTGCTTCTTTATAACTTATGTTTTCGCTTATTTTCTTCATACATTAAATACCATTTGTGAGTTGTGTACAGGATAGTAACTGCAAGCAATATGATTTTTAAAGCCATATCTATATTAGTAAAGCTTAACGTAAACGCTGATAAATTCATTACATACAATTTCATATCCTGAAAACTCATTATTCTTTTTCTTTGATTTCTTCATACGACCCATCCTTTAGGTCTATGTTTATTTTACCGTAAGATTCTTCTAAACCTTTTTTACTTTCTTCTTGTTTAGAAATTTCATCAGCGTACATATGGTTTAAGCTATGTATTTGTGTGCTTAATAAACCGATGTCGTGTTTAATAGCATTTAGCTTACCTTGTTGTTCTTGTAATTCTTTTAATTCTTCTTTTGTAATTTTTGACATTTTATTAATTTTATGATTAAGATATAAATATACTAATTTTTACATTTACATTCTTGTTTCAATTTGTCTA